CTGCACCAATTTTAACCCTACCAACCACCTCTAACTTATCAGTTGGATCTGTAGTTCCAATGCCAACAGAACCAGAGCTAGTTACAACAAAAGGAGTTACATCAGGATTTGTAGAATCTTCAACTACCAGAGCATTTCCAGTTCCAAGTTGAGTAATTCTTAATGCGTCAATAGAACTATTGACTGATATTGTCGAAACACCAGAAACATTCAGTTGTTGTGCTGTTAAGTTAGTGGCACTAGTGATTCCAAGAGTAGTGATGCCTGTAACATTTAGATCGGCAAAAGTATTAGGAGCATTAGCGATTGCAGATTCAATTGTTGCCGTTGTCGTAGCATCAAGTGAAGCAATATTCTGAAGTTGTCTTGCTGAACTAATAACTTGAGTAGCACCAATGTTCAGAGAGTTGGTAGTTGTAACACCAGAAACTCTTGCATCACCCTGAACTGTAAGTGTTGATGTTGGTGTTGTGGTTCCTATACCGGTATTACCAGAAATATAAGCACCACCAGTTACTTGAAGTGGTTGTGATGCAGTGCCTGTTGTTGTTGCGGTTCCTATTAATACAGGTCCATTAGTAAAGGTTGAGATTCCAGTTACTCGAAGGTCTGTAAAGGTATTAGGAGCATTAGCAATTGCAGATTCAATCGTTGCAGTTGTCGTAGCATCAAGTGAAGCAATATTCTGAAGTTGTCTTGCTGAACTAATAACTTGAGTAGAACCAATACTTAATGAGTTGGTTGTAGTAACACCAGAAACTCTTGCGTCTCCTGCAATATCAAGTGCTGCTGTTGGAATTGCAGATCCAATACCAAGTCTAGTTCCTGAGTTAATAACAACAGTACCAACTCCAGCAGTTGGTCCAATATTTATTTGAGTAAAGGAACCAGAAGCACCACCAGTACCAAAGTTGATTGTCTTGGTTGTTCCTACACCAGATGCACCTGATTGAATGTTAGTAGTCTGGGAAGCAGTAGAACGACCAAAAGTAATTGTACCAGTACCACCAGTTCCACCTAATGTTATAGTTCCTGATGTCTGGTTGCTACCAAATACATGAGTTCCTGTAGTTGAACCACTTAATGTAAGAGTAGAAGTGGCAGTTATTCCTGCAGAGAATGTTTGTGCTGCAGTAAATGATTGAGATGTACCAAGAACCGCAACAGTATCATCACTAGTAATTAAAGGTAATGTAAGGTTTCTGTTTGCAGCAATCGCAGAACCAACAATGGAATATTGGAAAGAAGTTGATTGTCCAACTATCTTTAATCCAGAAGATTGGAAGGTTCCAACACCAGATACATTCAGTTGTTGTGTTATTAAGTTAGTGGTTGATGTAACTCCAAGTGTTGAGATACCAGAAACTTGAAGTCCCTGAGATTGTAAAACTCCATAAACAGTAGCACCATACCCAGTAGTTTCAAATTCTTTTACATTATCATAATAAAGTCCTACTGCACCATCTGCTATGAATTGGGCTATTGTTTCTCCAGTATATTTTTGTATTTCAGTTTGATTAGATCTTATGTATAAATTACCTGTTCCAACATCATCAATATAACTATTATCCCCATTGTGGTAAATTTGTAAATCATTACCATCACCAAAATTTAAATTATCATTATCACCAAAAAATGCATTAGAACCAAAATTTACAGAATCAGTAAATGTAGTTATTCCAAGTGTAGAAACACCAGAAACATTTAAAGTTTGTGCTGTTAAATTAGTAGCACTGGTAACTCCAAGTGTTGAAACACCAGTAACACTTAAATCAGTAAAAGTATTAGGTCCATTAGCAATTGCTGCTTCAATTGTCGATGTTGTTGTGGCATCAAGTGAAATAATATTTTGAAGTTCTCTTGAAGAACTAATGACTTGTGTAGCACCAATGTTCAAAGAGTTGGTAGTTGTAACACCAGAGTTATTAATGTTTTGGGTTGTTAGATTAGTAGTAGTTGTAATACCTAATGTTGAAACACCAGAAACTTGAAGTCCTTGTGATTGAAGAATACCAAAGACCGTTGCACCATATCCAGTGGTTTCAAATTCTTTTACATTGTCGTAATAGAGTTCTACTGATCCATTCCTTATGAACGAACCCATAGATTCACCTGAAGTGGTCGCAATAACAACTGCAGCACCATTAGTTTCTAATCTTAAATTACCAGCACCAATATCCCTAATGTAAGATTCACCAGATGAATGATAAATATCCAAAGATGGAGTGTTTCCAAAATATAATCTATTACCATCACCAAAGTAAGCAGAAGTTCCAAAACTTACGGCACCTGTGAATGTAGTAATTCCAAGTGTTGAGACACCAGTTGAATTAATATTTGTTAAAGTGGCATTGGTACTATTCAGTCTTGCAATAGTACCAACACCACTCGCATTAATGTTTCTTACAACTGCTAAATCATTTTGAGTAAATTGAACATTACCAGCAGCAAGTCTTGTTCCATTAGGGAACTGTGTTGATCCAATGCCAACCGCATAGTTAATTAACCAAGCATCAGTACCAAGTCCGGCAAAGGTGCCTTCCTTAAACCACATAATTTTCTTATATGTGGCAGGTGCTGTTTCAATACCAGCAACAACAAGATTAACTAATGGATTTCCTTCTGTTGAAGCAAGAGCAACACCACCATGATTCGCAGTATTATCGTTAGAAACATCATTACCAAATGCATCAGTTCTATATCCAAGAATAATATCAGGGTCAGTAACAACTAATTCTTGAACATTGACAAACGCTGTTGATCCACCAATCGTAATATTTCCATTTACATTTAAATTACGATTAACTTGAAGATCTCTTGTAACCGTTAAATCTTCAGGAGCAATTAAGTTTGTGGGAAGACTTAATGTTGGTGTTGAACTTTCACCTGTTCCACCAGTTACGGTGATTTGATTAGAGGTTCCGGAAACTGTCTGAACATAATCTCCAGTAGTATCAGTTCCTAAACCAACACTATTAGGTTGAATGGTAGCTGCTAATGATACACTACCAGTTCCATCAAAACTAATGGCGGAAGCAACAACGTCACCAGTGATTTCAAAAGTTCTTGGTGTTACAAGTTGAGTTGCAGATGCTGCTATTCCAGTTAGAGCACCAACAAAAGTAGTTGCTGTAACGATACCAGAAACTCTTGCATCACCAACTACATCAAGTTTTGATGTTGGTGTTGCAGAACCAATACCCAAATTGGTTCCAGTATTAACTAAAACAGTACCAACACCAGAAATTGGTCCAATATTGATTTGAGTAAAGGAACCAGAAGCACCACCAGTACCAAAGTTGATTGTTTTTGATATTCCAGATGCAAGTGCTCCAGTAGCAATATTTGCTGTTGCTGCTGCGGCCCCATTATTAGCAAGAGTTCCAGTTCCTCCAGTATGGTTAAATGTACCAGTTACAGTAAGACCCGAAAATGTTTGAGTTCCAGTGAATGTTTGGTTTAAACCAGTTACTGCAATACCAGTATTTGATGTGACGACTGGTAATGTAAGAATTCTATCAGCAGTAATTGCACCACCAGCAATCGTATAACCAAAAGTATTTGCTGGGTTTCTTATATTTAAATTTCCAGATAAGAAGGTTCCAACACCAGTTACATTCAGGTTGTTGGTCGTTGTAATACCAGAAACATTAAGTTGTTGTGCTGTTAGGTTAGTAGCACTAGTAACACCTAAAGTACTAATACCAGAAACATTAAGTTGTTGTGCTGTTAGGTTAGTAGCACTAGTGACTCCAAGAGTGCTTATACCAGAAATACTTAATGAAGTACCTACAATAGTATTACCACCAATTGCCTCACCATAAACATTACTAAAAATTCTATTTGCAGTTAAAATTCCAGTTATATAACTATCACCAACAACATATAAACTTCCCCCACCAGCATTAGTTGTACCAATACCAACCTTACCAACTACCTCAAGTGAAGTAAGATTTTCACTATATGATACGATACCAACTTTTAGATTCTTCTGTCTACCACTGGTGTACTTTGCCATTTGATTGATACTTTATTAGTTAAGTGTTTCTAAGATGCTACCAATAAATTTAACATCGGTTCCATTGCTTGCAGACAACACAAGAACATCACCAGCTTCAAGAACAAGTTTTCCTGCAAGAAGATTTGCAGTATCACTTGAGGAAATTGGAAAACTCTTTAATATTTCTGTAGTAACTGCAATTCCAGCAGTTGTTCTTTGATGTGAAAAAGAAACTGTTTGAGTTCCACCACCAACATTTGCTGCCTGTGCTAAAAGAACAACCCCTGTATATCCAACCGGTGCCGTATAAATTCCTACTGGATTTGTTGTTGCAACTTTTGTAACTGTTTTAAATACATTTAATGGTAATGCCATTCTTTTATTCTCCTCCTAATGCTAGAATAAATGGTGTCATTGTAGAGAACAAACTCTTCGAATAAAAACGACCAGAAATAGTTCCTGTCAATTGGTTAATTGCAACACCCTCACCAATTCTGAAATTTCCAGATTGATCGGTACTGGTATAAACAACTAGACCACCATTTCTCATATCAACCTCATTATCTTGAATTGGAACACCACCTTGTGCTGGAAGAGCACCATTAATATTTGTACCAGAACCAATATATTCAAAAGAATGTCCAGATGCTAATACTCTGCTTTGCTTAAAGAATGGAACAGTCGAACCAACACCAACTGCATAAGGAACATTATCACTTACGGTAATTGTACAAATACCAGCAGAAACTGGAGTTGAACTTAGAATAGAATAATAAGTAGGTAGTAATTCTAAAGTTGCTGTTGCTGTATTTATCCCAACATTGGGACCAGCAATTGTAATTGTTGGTGCCGTTGTATAACCTCTTCCACTTGAAACAATCTCAATTGCAGTCACATTTCCATTCGTCACTTCTGCGACTGCTGTTGCCTGAACTCCCCAAGAACTTGAAGGTGCAGAAATTGTAACAACTGGACTCGAATCATATCCAGATCCACCATCACTCACTCTAATTTTATTCACCGTATAATATAAGTTATCAAAATAAACAACCTGCCCATCGAAAGGTCTTACAACATTAATTGCTACTGCTCCACCAGAAACATATGTATGAGGTAGAGTTGAAGTACCAACATTAACTACTAATTGATTTGCGGCAGGAACCGATTGAATTTCAAAAACATAACCATAATTACCACTTGGGTATGTAACAATTCCTGGTCCAGATGGGCAAGTAAAACCAAGTCCAGCAATCGTGACTCCCATTCCAACAGAAAAGTTATGATTAACAGAAGTAGTGATTGTCGTAACACCACTTACGTTATCATAAACAGCATTTGATACATTATAAGTTGTCGTATTTAAATCTAAAACAAATCTATCACTATTTGCATCTGCCGCAACTGTTACAATACCAGTATATTTTTTTGGTCCTACACCATCTGCTACAAGACCATAGTTGCCAAAAGAAGCATTAGAGTTTGTAAGATCACAAGCAGCACCACTTCCACAAAAGACTGCAGTATCTGGGCAAATTGTGAAGAGTGAAACCAACTGAGCATATCCTTCGTTGGTAATTGAAACTCCTATACCACCTTGATTGTATTGAGTATAAGAGTCAAGAACCATTGACTTGGTTGGTCCAATCGAATGCTTACCGTCAATCTTCATTCCAATGCTGTTTGGAATAAAGTTAGTGCAGTTTTGAATATAAGGTGACTGATTGTTATAAACTGGTTTGTTAGGATTGAATGCAAAAATAGCACCTGTGTTTGCAGATCCTACAAATGCCATTTCAGCAATATAGTTCCCATTCCCAACATAAAAGAGGTCTCCTTGATTCTGTGGAGTGACGGAGACCTCTCTTAAACTATCACCAACAATACTGACTTGATTTGGTAGTGCAATTGGATTATTTTCTACATAAGATCCAGCACTAACTCTAATAACGGAACCTGCTGTTGAGATTGCAACTGCTCCTGCGATGGTTCCTTTTGCGTCTCCGAGTTTGAGTCCTGTGTTTGTGTCGCTTCCGTCTTTTGTGACATAGATAACATTTGTAACTGTTGCACCAGCACCGATGCGAATAATGTCTGTGCCAATTCCAGGACGCTCTCTCTTAGCAACCAGTTCACCATCATAAGTGTTGTAAGCTAGTTCTGCACTTAATAATTGATCTGCTGTAGGTCTTTTACCAGGAACAGCAGAGCGTTTAATCCTGATCGGAGTTGACATTTATCGCATTCGGTATATACCACAAAAACAGTATTTACTGCCTTTGATTTATTTATAAAACCTCAAGAGGCATTGTTGCGTCTTGGTCGATAAGAAAATAAGTTCGTTGGTGGATCAGGTTTCATCCATTCTTCTATTTTATTAAATTGCTCTTCACTATAAAAGTCTTGCTGAACATACCACAACTTCCAGTGCTCGTGCCCTTTTGACTGGTTACAAGACTTGCAGCAACATACTACATTTTTTGTAAAGTCTAGTCCACCTTTACACTGAGGAATAATGTGATCAATAGTTAGATCCTGATCAGATCCACAATAAGCACATTGATGATTCCATTGTTCTTTTATATGTTGCCTCCACATTCGTTTTGCCTCCCCAGAACTTGTTGTGTATAAATTAAACAAGTATTCTTTTGGAGAGTGTAGAGGTCCCATAAGTTACTGCGACTTATGATTATTTAGATGCCATATCTCCCTCTAAGTGCATTGAAGTTTTGTTGGATTTCTGCTGTGGTTAGTCCTTTACCTTTGTATAATCTAACATTAGAGATTCTTCCAGACCAATAAACAACTGTACCTCGATTTCTACCAACTCTAAGTTCAGTATTAGAATATGAACCACTATCAGTCATAGAAGCAACTTCAACTGCATTGGTATATAATTTAACTGTCGTTCCTATTCTTGTTGCTGTAACATAAGTCCAAGTATTTAATTGAATTGTATTTACGGAATCGAAAATACAAAACGATTCATTTGATGGTCCTCTAGTGAATTCTATCCTATTCGTATGATTCTCACCATCAGCATTTCCACCTCTACCAAGTTGAAAAGCCGTAGTATCAGTTCCACCACTCTGTCCATTTACAACTAGACCAGAATAGTTGGGGCTGCCATTATCATAAAACCAACATTCAACAGCAAAATTACCTGTTCCAAAATTAGCATCTTGTCTACTACCAAAATTGATGAAATCATTATTTCCATCAAAAACAATAGACCCACCATTTGCACTACTATAAGTCGGTCCATTCGTCAATGTTCCTGTATTACCTCTACCACTCAAATCATTCCAAGTGGTTGTTGAAATACCGGCATTAAAAGATTTTGTATTCCCAGCATCAAGTGCTAATACAAGACCATCAGTGATTACTTTAGGACCAAAATGACTATTTTTTATACCTAATGCCATTTATTAAGATTCTAATCGTTTCTCTTATAGTTATGTATATGTAATGAAACTCCTCATAATAAGTTATATCTTGATCCCTCTCAAGAAAGTTTTGAATTCTTTTTAGCACAAGCATCCCTCGCCCAAGCACGACTTAAACTATTCACATAAGAACAAGACTTTCCAGATTCCCCGCAGTGTGGACATTTAGCATCTGGGGGATCTCCAACGTATCCATCAGGTGTGTACATCCTTTTCTTTTTTTGATTCTCTACCTGTTTTCTCTTACGGTGATTCATACCACCACAGGTTCTCCTTGACCTTGTGGCAGTTTGATTTGTGGTAGTTCATTGAGTTTTTCTACCATCCAATTTTCTTGATGTTCTTTATAAGAGGAAACATCAATTGCATTAGTGGGAAGTGCCTTTGGAATTTCAACATCCACAACAGGACCCATTAGAAACTTATTTCGTGTAATTGTTCTATTCTGTGGATCAAAAGCAACCATTGCCAGTGCATCCATTTCATCACCACAATCTACAATTTTTCTACCAGTCTTAGTTTCAATGACTGAAAAATATTCTTCGTTATACTTTTTCATCTTTTGTTTCCTTTTCTTCATTATAACGTGGTTTCATTGGTCTGTAAAGACCTGGCCAAGTATCACGAATGATCTCTGCAAGCTTATATGGAGTTTCAGAAGTGATCATTTATATTTTTCAAGAGCATAGATTCCATTTTTTTCCACAATCGCAGAACACGTATCGCACCAGTCACCACAGCACATATACAAAAGTTTATTAAAGTATCTGATGTTTCCATGATGAATATGACCACAAATTACACCGTCATATTTCTTATCTCTCTGAACACAATATGATGCAATATCAGTCTCATATTGGTTGATGTATCTCTTTCCACGAATCGTATTCTTCAAAGCATATACCAAAGAGAATCTGAAAAATCTTTCTAGAAACAAACTCAGTGGTGTAATCAATTCATATCCCTTGTTGAATACTAGTTGCTTCCAAGACCCAGAAGAATACTCCGAATACTTGTCACCATGAACACAAAGAAACTTATGACCTTTTGAATCTTTGTGAGTATATTCTTCTACCATTTTAAAGTTCTTATGTTCGAAATCACAATAACGACGAATCTGTCCTTCGTGATTTCCTAGAATATAAATGACTTCTGTTCCTTTCTTGGCAAGATTTAGAATCTGATGAACACATTCTGTATGTTCTCTTTTCCAGTGAGTGTTATATGTCTCCATACAAGCAATATCAATAATATCACCGACCATTACTAACTTTTTTGTTTTAAGTTCTTTAATAAACTTTAAAAACTTTTGAGTATTGCATCTATTTGTGCCCAAATGAACATCAGATAGAAAAACTGTATCGTAAGTCATAATCAGAATCTTGATGGAGTATATTCAATATCTTCAAGAATATCATTTAATATTT